ACTGGTTCGAAGGTACTTGGATCAAGTACAACACCGCTACTCATTAAAGGAATGTAAGGGCAATAGAACGCAGCTGCATCAGCTTCGCTAGTACCTTTATATCCAACTAATACAGAAGCTGTATCACTTGCATAGCTGTTTACAAACACACGCATAGCGCCGTTCAATGTTCCAACAAACTTGGTGTTTGTAGGAGCTTCAAAAGTGCCTTCAGTTGTGCGAGCAAAAGCTGATGTTGTGGCTGATTGCAATACTGTCAAACTAGCTGGACTAACAACAGCCCAGTTACCAGCGCCACGACGTGTACGCTGAGCGATCAAGTTAGCAACACGATTGATAAGAACAGCTAAAGCAGCGTGTTCGTCACCAACGAATGTAGCAGTACCAGATACAGTAGCTTGGTTGTATGTGTACTCAGTTGCAGCCAAAGTTGACAGGGATAAAAGAATCTCTTGATCAATTTCAGCTGTAATTTCTTGAGCCAATGCAGCCATGATTTCTGCTTCAACGTCAATACCATGCATGGCTTGTGCGTCTTGTGCAGATTCAAATGTCCAACGAGCTTGTAACTTGCGTGTTTTTGCTTCAACAGCTTGTTTCAAGATCTGTACAGAAATTTGCTTACCGCCATTACCTTCCATTACTGCTGTGTTGTTACCGGTATAACCAGTAGCTGTAGCAGTAGTTTGTGGTACTGTGGAGTATGCTGTAGCAATGGTAAATGGGCTTAACGCTTCTTGACCAGCTGTTACAGAAGTTGCGGCTGCTGATTGATCATTTAATGACTGAGCATAGCGAACACGCAATGTGTGGATTTGACCAACAGGACCTGTCATTGGCTGTACGCCGACCAACTCGTTAGCGATAACAGTTGGCATAACACGTCGAATAACTGGCAGAATCACACGGTTTAATGTAGCGATGTTACCACTTGCTGTTGAACCAGAAGATGCGTTCTCACGCAAGTACTTCTTGGTATTTTCAAGGATTACACTCATGGATGTACGCTTAGAACCGGATAAACCTTCTAAGAGTGCGTCTTTAGTTTCGTCCCAACGACCTTCTAATAATTCTTGTGACATTTAAGTCTCCTTTTTTAATATCTTAAATTACAGCCCTGCCAAACGCTTCAAATCGATAACATTGCTTTCGCTTTCGTTATCAGCATCTTGGCTACGGACAGATTTATCACCAGTTGCTACAGAAACTGTTTCCGTGATCACCTTGTGGGCTTTCGCAGAGCGGTCTTCTAACACAGCTGGTAGATACTTTTCAAAAGCATTTGACAGACGAGCTGTTTGTACGCTTTCGAGCAAATTACGCATGACTTCTTGTTTCTCTTTATTCAAGGGAGCAAGCAATTCATCCAAGGCGGTTTCCCGTGTATTGGATTCTTTGATCATTTGTATTTCGCGTTCTTTGGACTCAACTAAGACTTTCGCCTTTTGAGTAATTTTGATGGCTTCGGACAGTTTTGCATCTTTCTGAGCGATTGTATCATGCAACTTACGAACTTCCGCTTTCTCATTTAAATGAGTTGCGCCAAATTCAGCAGCATACGCTTCAAAAATTCTGCGACCAAAGTTGTTCTCACGAGCAGCTTTGATATCTTCTTGCAACTGACCAAGTTCGGCCTTCAGATGTGTGGACACAGCTTGAGTCATTTTCTTAGCTGATTCTGTTACGAAACGGCTTTTCAATTCTTCAAGTTTACTGCGAGCTTCACGCACCAGACGAACTTTTGTGTTGACCACATCTTGTTTGTCTGTTGCAAATTCTTGAATCTCACGAGCCAATGCATGAACAACAAAGCCTTCCAATTTGGAAATGCCTTCTGCATGCATCTTACGGTCTTTGCGCAATTCGCCAATTTCTTCAGCAAGTTTAGTAACCATAAAGTCGTTGAACTTTGTGGCTGACTCTTTCATCTTACCTTGGAATTTGACACGATCTTCTGCTAATGATTGCTTTTCAGCTTTCACTTGCTCGAGTTCTGCGGTCAAACCTTCTGTTACCATACGATCCAGGGCTTCCACCATCACTGTTTTATCATGCTCATAGCGTTGTGCAAACTCTTCGCGGAGTTCTGCACGGGCTTGTTCTTTGGCTTCAACTAACTTGGCTTCCCAAGCTTCATTGATTTCAGCTTTCGCTTCCTCAGTAACTAACTCGCTATCTAGTAACGGTTTAATAGCATCTAACATGCTTATTTCTCCTGTATCTTGAGATTCTTGATTAAACGAATTACTTCGTTTTTCACAAATCTCTGTGCTTTGTTGCTCTTCGCTGGATCCTTAAACATGTCTAACAAGCGTTGTCCGCCGGTATGATTTAACAAACCTTCGTAAATTGCTGTTGGATATGCATTTGGAGCACTGGGTTGAGCAACTACATCCACAGTGACTATTTCAAAGTCACTGACATGTCCGTTGGCGTCGTTGACGTTACCGCTGCCACGACTGCTAACACCTAGTTTTACACCGGATTCTAACATGGTTTTAACCAGTTGTCCCATTGGTGTAGGTAATATTTTTAATGTGCCATAACCGCATGAGCCATCCATCCACATGTTTTCAATCATGTGACTTACACGATCCAGGTTAATTTTCAAGTCATCTGGGTGATCTACTTCACCTAGCACAGAGTGACCGGTTTTAATCTGTTCGTTGACAGTGTCTACTGCTTTGGCAATTTCGCTAACTGGATATACTCGCTCATTGGCGTTTCTTACGCCGCCTTCGATACAAACACCCTTTAACTTGAGAGTCTTGGTACCAGAGCCATCTTTGGCTTCCTCAGACAGGAGTTCTACCCTGGCCTGAGTGAAGCTTAGATGTTCTTTAAGATAAGTGTTACGAGCCATATCTACCGATTAACCTTTTGGAAAAGGTGTACGGGTGTTAACTCCAGCAGCTTGAGCCGTTACAGGCTTTGTAGCTGGGGATAATTTTTTGCCACCAGTTGCAGGTTCGTTCTGAAACTTGTCACTGCTTACAGGTGTTGTACTTGGAGCTGGACGGCCTTTGGCTGTGTCACCAGTCATTCGAACTGGAGCACCTTCCATACCTTTGGCGCCACTGTTAACTGCTACAGTAGACTTGGTATTTGTACCGGCTGGTTCTGTTGTCACAGGTTTTGGAGCAGCAGCTAAGTTGATGTTTTCCATCATGCCTTCGTCTGTGTCAAAAGCCATTGTGTCGTCGGCTGCCATGGCGTCGCCGCCTAATGTTTCGCCTTCTTCACCGGCCATATCACTCTCAATACCGTTGCCTTCGCCACCCATAATAGCTTCAAATTCAGCCATTAATTCGTCGAGTTTGTCTTCAAGATCAACCACGCGATCTTCAATGTCGCCTTCTTCGTCGTGATCAGATTCCATGTCATGTGTAACATCGTGACCTGCTTCTTCAGCTTCATCATCAAATTCGGCAGCTGATTCTTCATCTTCGCTCATGCCTTCTTCTTCAGCTTCTACTGTGTCAAGCATTTCATCTTCACTTTCCATGCCATACATTTCGTCGAGTTCTTCTTCACCTTCGTCGAGTTCTTCTTCTTCGGCTTCTTTAACTTTACGTCCGTTTTTAAAGTCGTATTCTAAGTCTTTTTTAACTTTTTTAGCATCACGTTCAGCACGGTCGTCAGCTTTTTCGTCATGACTTTCTTCGTCTAACTCTTCGGCTTCGTCCATGAGCGTTTCGTAAATTTCACGGGATTTTTCAACCACGATATCGTGGAAAAGCTCTTTAGCTTTTTGTTCTTCATCGTTAATTACAAATTCAATTAACTGTTCAAATTTTGAGGTCATGTATTTCTCCTTTAAATGGCTCGTGAAAGTATTTACTTGCAACGAGTAATAACGGTGCTTTATAAGGAGAAAAGTGGGTGTTTTATGTTGTTTTTATTACATTGCCGGGGCGGCAGGCGGTGGTGCGTATTGTTTGCGAATATCTTTGAGTTTTTCTTTGTATTCTACTGATCTAATGTCATTCATCTGACGTAATTTATTAATTTGACGCAGAGTTAGACGGGTCTTGCGCAGACTGTCCAAGGCAGTTTGACTGTTATCCTGGCCTAAATCTTGATAAGCTGACGGACTACGATCGTAGAGTTCATTTAAAATCATACTGTATTTATAATGTTGGCACTGGAGGAACTCCAGCAGCTGCGCCTGGGGCGCCTTGTCCTGCTGGCTGTCCGGCCACTTCTGTTGGTGCTGTACCAGCACCCGGAATGCCACCTTCGGCTCCAGCCAGTTCTTCGCCGGTGGTGATGTCACTTTCCATGCCTGCAGGAGTAATGCCAATTGAGCGTAGATCTTGGCCTTGTGTGGTTTGTAATTCAGGCTCGTCGCGCTCTTCACGCCACAAATCTTCGTTTTCTACAATTTCTTCTTCGGTCAAGCCCAGGAAGCGTTTCATCATAAAACGCTTGCTCATGTAAGGGTATGCTTCTAGCTGTGTGAATGCTGTGATACGAGTGGTGTCTAGTTCACTCTGACGATAGCTGGCAAAGTTTTGTGGCTCACAAAGGCTAAGGCCAAAAATTCCAGCGTCGATGTTAAAGCCTCTCCAGCGCAGGAACATTTTGAATTCGTCATCTAACTTTTGCATTATGAGCTTTTGCAAGCGTATGCAGTACTGGTTAAAACGGTATTCTTGAATGAGTGCTGTGCCTACACGACCGTCGTTCATGGCTTGATTTGAGTCGTCTGGACCAGTGGGCAGGTAACTGCTGGGCACACGCAGACCGCGGGCCATTTTGTTGTTAAAGTATTTTAAATCGTCAATTTCGCCCAGGTTTGATCCGCCAGGTAAGGTAGTAACATCACTGCCACGACCTTCGGCTGTAACCGGGAAGAAATAGTCTTCATTGATACTGAGTGGATTGTAACTGGCATCCATCATGTTGGCGCCGCCACCTGTTACAGTAGGAATACGCCGTTGATGCATTTCATTTTTAACCCGCTCAACAAACTGCATGGCCATATGACTAGGCATGTTGCCCACATCAATTTTGAAAATTCTACGCTCTGGTGCTCGTTGCACACGATAGATCAGGACAGAATCTTCTAGCAATTCTTTTTGTTTGTAGACCTTGAAAATATTTTCCAGGATACTTTGTCCAAAAGGCCAGAAAAAGTCTAAGCCTTCGTTTAGACTTAAATGCACAATATGACGGGCATCCAAACATGATTCGTTCATGGCCTGTTGGAAACGATTGTTGCCAACACCACCAGCTGATCCTGCATAGCCACCTGCACCACCTGCGCCTGTGCCCGAATTGCCTTGACCCATGGCACCGGTTGGACGGCTAACATAGTAGTCTTGTGTGGTTTTGCTGGCCACACTCATGTTTTGAAAGTTAGGGTTGATGTCACGAATAATATACTGCTCTGGACGTTTGCCTTCGGATTCGTTGACGATCACTCTACTGACCTTGGTCATGTCAACCCACATCATTTCAAATGTTTCTGGGTCACGCACAAATACTTGATCACCATACTTGATGGTGTTGCGGAACAGTTTGAACATGCGCTGATCCAGCTTGTTCAGCTTGGTCCACTGCTGTAACTGCTTTTTAATAATTTCTACTTCGTGATCGGTGGGCTTGTCTTTGAAATGAATATCAAAGGGAGTTTGATTGTCTTGATTGATCTGTGTGGAAAATTCAGATATGATATCTAGGCAAGCATTGACTTCTGAATCCATGTCCATGTTTTCGTACTGATTATAGCGTTCAATACGGTTTGGGTGTCCTGTATATACTTCTGGCAAGCGACTGGCATAGTTTCTAAAGGCAAAGTCATTGCCGGCGCCGTTTTGTCCAGCTGCACCTTGGCCTGTTTGGCGGGCATAGCCCGGAAGTCCAAATTGATTTGTGCCTGAGATTGGGCTTAGTTGTCCGCCAGCATCTGGCACACTAAAATATTTACGCCACCCACCATTACGTCCATTTTTACCGTTGTCAATTGCCATAGTTTATTATTTAGCGGGTTTAGCTTTGCATGCGTATTAATCTTTCGCTGGCCGTGACTTGATTTTTCATTACCGATACCAACTCGTCTAATTTGGACAACTGTGCTGACAGCAACGAAGTGGCCATTTCGCTCACACTGCTGTTGGGCATGGCTGCTGTGTTTGCAGTTGGTGTGACTGTGAGTGCTTCGGTTCCGTGCATGGTCAAATTTGGTTGATACCCGCCCGACGGTCCACTTATTACTCCACTAAATCCATCTTTTGCACTAATTTGCGCATGGATATGGCCGCCTGTGGCCTTGGCGCTAGGTGAATTATATTCATCAATGGCCAAACTAGCTCCAAGGCTTTGTAGGTACTTGACAATACCAGCACCTTGTTCTTTGGTGGGCTTGGATTGAAGAGCAAAGTCCATGGCCAAGCCTTTGGTATGCTGGCTGTTGCCTGCATTTTCTTGATGGAAGTTATCGTTAAACCCGGAAAAATAAGCAAACCCTGGCACTGTGCTTTGTATTTCTTTGGCCATTTCAATAAGTCTTGGATCAATTCCGGCACCTTCTTTTTGCACATCGCCTGCTTTGATATTCAGGCCCATACCTTTTAAATCGCTTTGGCTAGTTGGTTGAACATTGGCACCACCGCCCGAGGGTGCAGCTGCACCTCTTCCAGTACTAAGTCCTGTTGCAGCCCCGCCCATACCAACGGCTTTATTGGCAGTTTTTCCATAATCAACCATGCCAGTATAGCCAGCTATGCCACCAATTACCCCACCAATTGCTCCACCAACTGCGGTGCCAATGCCTGGAATAACCGAGCCCATCATTGCTCCAGCTACACCCATACTAACTGCCCCGGCTATAGCACCTGCTTGTCCACCAACAGCTTCGCCTGTATCGCCACCTTTGTCTTCTATGGCGTCGTTTGTGGCCTTGAGCAATTTTTGCATGGCCTCGGCCACTGCCTTGGTATACCTGGCAGTATACGGCATTATTCCATAAGTTAGTGCATCAAATTGTCGTGTTAGTCCTTCGAATGACTTTTGTGCTTCAATTGTGTCCAGTGTTAGTTGGTCAGTTTGAGTAATTTGTTTTTTCTGAGCTGCTGCTGCCTGCTCAACAATTTTACCATTTTGATCAAATTTAGTACCAGTCAAATCAAGTAAGCCAGCAAGATCACTAAATGTTGCTCCGTAATCCTTGTTATATTTTCCTTGCTGTATTAATGTGCTTTCGTTTTCTTTAATGGCTTGTTGTAATTCTTCTGTGGCCTGAGCTCCTGTAATTTGTCCGGCAGTTAATCTTTGTTGGATGTCTAAGGCTTTACCATTGGTAGCAGTCATTAGGTTCTGTGCCGCGGCACTGTCCACAATGCCTGATGACAAGTCTCTAATGCCTTGGCCTGCATCTTTGCTGACTGAACTAATGGTACTTTGGAACTTCATTAATTCTTTTGCAGCCGCTTCGTTGCCATTATTAATCATGTCTTGATACTGAGCACGGAATCGTGTTTCGCTTAAGGCAGCATCTTGTTGTTTCTGTAATGATTCTCTACTTTGTCCAGTTACCTTACTTAATAAATCTAACTCTCTAACATAACCTATAGTACCTTGTGCCAACTGTTCGTTGGTCATCATCTGACTACGACCCAGTCTAGTTTGCTGTGTTAAAAAAGCTCCAGCACTGGAACTAATTTGATCTGCACTTAGGCCTAATTTTCTTAGGGTTTGGTCTGAGCCGTCACCAAGCCCGGTTACTTGTTCCAAGACCCGACTAAAACTTTCTGCACCTTCGCCAGTGAGACCATTAAATCTGGCCAGCGTTTGTGAGTTGTCCATTACTACTTTTTGGAACTGTTGTAAACTCAGTCCTGAACGAATCTGCTGATCTTTTAAGGCTGACATGCCCTGGGCAGTGGTGGCGCCAACAGAGCTTAGTGCATTAAATGATTTTTGCGTGGCATCTAACTGCCCTATAAGAACTTTAGCACCTTCCGCAGCCGCTTTAAGTGCTCCAGCAATGGCGTCCCCAAATACCGGTACCGCTTTGGCCACTGCACCCATGGCATCGGCGGCTACATCAACTACCCGGTTCATTGTGGTTAAACTGGAGTCGCCTTTGGCCAATTCTCCAGCAAATCCTAGCATGCCATTGGCTATGCTTTTTGTTGCGTCAGCTAGGCCTTTGTCAAGATCTTTAATAAATTTTTGGCTTGTGGTAAGTTGCTGTCCAAACTTGGTGGCCGCAACTCCACCTGATTGCAACGATTCACGCAGTGCGTTCATTGCTTGGGCTAGTTGTTCTGTTTCGTTTTCTAAGGCCATGTTTTTTAGTCGATAAGTAATAAAGTATTATATCAATTATATTTATGGTGGACAAAAATGGCTCAAAATGACAACCCTTTACGCCGGTATTTTAGACAACCTGCGATTTATATTCGACTGCCCAGTGAAGGGAAGTTTTACCCGCCTGGCACGCTAGACATGCCGCCCAATGGCGAATTGCCAGTGTTGCCCATGACTGCTGTGGACGAAATTGTTAGCCGTACTCCGGATGCCCTGTTCAATGGATCAGCTGTCATGGACATTATTGGCAGCTGTGTACCAAACATTACAGATCCGTGGTCTATTCCTACCACAGATCTTACCACGCTGTTAATTGCTGTGCGGTTGGCCAGCTACGGACATGACATGGAAATTGGTAGTGTTTGCCCCAAGTGCGGTCATAACCATGATTTAACTCTGGATCTGCGTGTGGTCCTGGACAGTATTGGCACTGCTGATTATAACGAAACGGTGATTTCAGGTGATCTTACTTTTTATTTTGCTCCAATGACGTATCGTCAGGTAAACGAAGCTGGACGAGTTCAGTTCGAAGATCAAAAGATTTTACAAATGATTCAAGAAACCGATGTGTCTGAAGAAATTAAGTTTGCCAAATTGGGTGAAGCATTCAAGCGTATCACAGAACTCACTGTCAAATCAATTTCAGAAAGTGTATCAGCTATTAGAACGCCCGATGCCATGGTAACCGATCAACCTAATATCCAGGACTTTTTACATAATTGTCCAAAAAGTGTGTTTGATTCCATAAAAGATCATGCAATCAAACTACGAGCATCTACAGATTTTAAACCAATCAATGTTACCTGTGAGGAATGTACTCACGAATACGAACAAACCTTTACGTTGGACATGACAAATTTTTTCGTCAACGCCTCCTAGTCCTGAACTCTGACCAAATTAGCGAATTAGTTGAACAGTTAGATAAAGAAACACACAACATCAGGCTAGATGTTTTAAAATTGTGTTGGTACATGCGAGGCGGGGTTACATATGATGAAGCCATGCACATGAGCGGATCTGAGCGCAAGATCATGAATGATATTGTGAAAGAAAATTTAGAGACCACTAAAAAGTCGGGCCTGCCGTTTTTTTAACCTATGCTAGACTTAGACACCGTAAAATACAATATAGAACGCTGGGTAGAAACTTTTGTAGAAGTTCCTAATCCTGCTCTAGGTGGCTGGTCACCATGTCCTTATGCTCGCAAGGCCAGATTAGATCAGGACTTTGAAGTGCGTCTGGGCACAGACCCATATCGTGATGCCATGAATGTTGGTGTGTCTGGATTATCTAAAAGTGTGGTTATCTATGCTTACAATACAGAAGATTGGTCGCATATGGATTTTGCCTACAAAATAGATCAGGCAAATCAACACTGGCTACTGCCACATGACCTATTGGGTCTTGAAGATCACCCAGGCGATCAAGAGGTTGTTAATGGTGTTGTCATGAATCAAGGCACTTACGCCCTGCTAATGATTCAAAAACTGTCTGACTTAAATGAAAAAGCTCAACTTGTTGCCCGAAAAGGATTTTATGATACCTGGCCAGAAGAGTATTTACAGGTGCTGTTTACCCACCGTAAAGATCCGCGGACAATTTAATTTTACTATCTCGACGGCATAGCCAACGATAATGATCTACATCCAGACTCCAAACATCGCCAGTCCACCATTCAAATCCCTGCATGTCGGCCTTGTACACCGAGCTTCGTTCGTAGCCAGGTCCTAGATAAACATATTTGTAGCCAGCTTGTTTGGCCCAGGCAATTTCATGCTCAAGACTGCGTGTGCCTAATTTTGTAGCAGGCAAACTGTAATCCCAAACAAACAGACTGGTTTCAATGGCTTGATCTGTATAGTGTCTTAACTTTGCCCAGGCCACAAATACATCGTTTTGATAGTAGGCCATGAATCGATCTGTAGGCAGGCGTTGTCCTACTTCAAAGTATTTTTTAAATTTTTTGTAGTAGCAGTAGGCAGTGTAGATATGATCCATTTCTGTGAACTGACCAGGAGTAGGGTCTAGCAATACGGTAGCATCCGTCATTAACTCGTAGTTGGTCGCTGATGTGGTAACTTTGGTGCTGCGACTTTGATACCATTTAACTTGATTGTGTTCAATGGTTTGTAAAAATCCCATTTCCAGGGCTGCATTGTATTCTTCTATGGCCACATCAATGAGCTCGCAACCAAAGTGAAAAAACTCACCTTGCTCTTGGTGGCCAAAATTATGATCAAACTTTATTTTCATTTAAATAACCCTATATTACTACTTATCAGGAGAATCCACAGTGGCAGACATTTATACAATATGGGCAAACAAAGAAGGTGAATTATCTGATCTGGAGTTTGCCACTAACATGCGAGGTTTTTTACAGCACCTGGTTGACGAAGGCAAAATGGAGTCATTCAGAATCACACGTTGTAAAATGGGCTTTCGCAGTGTGGCTGATATGCCCGAGTGGTTTATCATGATGGAGTTCAAGAACATGGCTCAGATTGATGAGGCATTTCATAGGGTTGCACCACTCAAAGGCGAGCTAGAAGATAAACATCGCAGTTTTAATCAGTTTGTCAGTGGTGACATACAGCATGCCCTGTGGCGAGATTGGCCTGATACCAATCTATGAATCAACTGACCCTGGCATTTGAGGCCACAGAATGCAACGGTTGGCCAAGTCTTAGATTTTGCATTGACCATGATATACAACAAGAAATTACTTTTTCAGGACCCAGTGCTGTGGTCACGCTTGATATAGATTTGCTAGATGGTGTCCACGAATTAGAAATAGAACGCTACGCAAAAACCAACAACAATGTGGTATTTGTGGACAATAAAATTCTACAGGATCAATTGGTCACACTGACTGATATCTATGTTGATGATGTAAAATTGCCAGATATGTTTAAATACTCTGGTACTTTTTATTATCATGACCAAGCAGTCAAGTCAGGCACAATATGGGGACCAAATGGCAAATACATCTGGTCTTTTGAAACACCCTTGTTAAATTGGTTAATTTCACAACGCAAAAAAGGAAGTGACACAGTGGTTGACCTGTTTAATCCAGATAACACACAGCAACTACTGAATGATTTGGCCAAATTTAAATCTATAATCAATGACCAACAAAATTAAAAAAATCTGTTTGATAAGCAGTGCGCAAATACAATACAGCAGACCTCCTGCTGGCCTGGCATTCATGGCCGGAGTATGTGAACGCAACAATGTTGAATACAGCGTGATAGATTTGAACATAAATTTTTTACATCATGCAGGCAAGGAAGTTTGGAATCAGTGTTTTTTACACACCACAAATAATCTATCAAAACTACCGGCCAAATTAAATGAAATAGTAAATGAGTTTTTAGATCAAACCATTGACCAGATTGTTGCCACCGGAGCCGACTGTGTGGCCATCACTACCTTAACACAGTTAAATCAGCAATGGGCTGAAAAGTTTTTGCGAAGATTACGACGTCGTGTTAATCTGCTGACCATTGGTGGTGGGCCTGGTCTAGGAGTACCTGACAGTTTTGGTCAGGACCCTACCATGACCTTTGGTCAACATCTGGCTCAACAAAAATTGCTCGATTATTATGTGCTGGGCGAAGGCGATATTGTGTTTGAAAAATTTTTGCAGGGCAGTCGTAACGAACCAGGATTAAACACTAAAAATTGTCCTGAGACCCTGCAACCACAAATTGATGATCTAAATGGGCTGGCTATGCCCAGCTACAAAAATATTGATTTTAACTTGTATAAAAGTTTCTATGATAAGCCAGTGATATCAATTACCAGTAGTCGTGGCTGTGTGCGACGTTGTAGTTTTTGTGATGTTGGACATTTATGGAAGAAATTTAGATTTCGCAGTGGAAAAAGTGTAGCCGATGAAATGCTCAAACACCATCTGGACACCGGTGCCACAGACTTTTGGTTTACTGATAGTCTTATCAACGGTTCACTAAAACAGTTTATGGATTTACTGGAGCAGTTGACCATTTACAAACAGCAGTATCCTAGCTTGGAAAAGTTAACCTACTCAGGACAGTTTATTATTCGCCCACAAGGCAGTCACCCTGATCGCATGTTCAAACTCATGAAGGAAACCGGATGCAATCATATACAGGTTGGAATAGAATCAGGCAGCGAGTCTGTTCGCAATCACATTGGCAAAAAATTCAGCAATGCTGATATTGATTATCATTTTAAAATGTGTGAGAAATACCAAATCAAAAACTGGTTACTAATGATGGTTGGGTATCCAACTGAAACTGAGCAAGATTTTCTTGACTCGCTAGACATGCTGACTAGATATCAAAAATATGTAGTCAATGACACTGCATTTGGAGTGCAGGCAAATGGCCCTGCTTCCATATTGCCCAATACTCCGTTGGCATCTCAGCAGAATGAACTGGGCATAATATACGAGCACGAAGGCAGTTCAAATTCCTGGACAACCGCAGATAATCCTGGCCTGTCGTTCAATGAGCGGCATCTTAGATGGATTAAATTAATCGAACATGCTGTAACGTTAGGATACAATTTGCCAGTTGAGATTGACATTTATTTGACAACTAACCAACAAGCAGTGCTGTCAAACAAAGAAAATCAAACTGTCAAAACTAAAAAAGTAATTCCTATCTATACTACGTCATCTAGCATATATTCATAAGCGGTACTAAAAGATTAGCTACGCTAATCTATGTCTTTCGCTAAAGCTCAGACATGATTTTTATTATTTGTTTTTATACGCATTATCCAGATTACGCGGTCACAATTCACCGTATGCACGGTGAACTGACTCTACATTATCCGAGTGTAGCTGTCATTTATTATAATGAGATTAGAAAAAGTTTACTAACCTGGTGTTTTGTATAATTTTCTTAACATCTGTATAAAAAAGTTATACCAAACCTGGTTTTGCAAGGTTTTCTGCGGAGGCGGTTGACCGGTACCCCCTACTCAAGCTTCACATATCAACGGAACCCTAGTGACCCAATAATAAATCCAAGTCCTATGAGCATGGGTCGTATCTTTTTCAACGGAGCCCAAACCATTTGTTGCCTTAAGTTAGCAATTGCCTTTGACACACAAGATTATCCGGACCGGGTATCTCACCGTTCCTCCTTGCGGATCTAGCTGCCTAGATCAAACAGAGTCGTTTAATTTACGAATATGACTACCATGTACACGAACAGATATCTGCCCATTATAATAGTCATTGGTTTCTAATACTTTTCTTTGGAATTGTTCTCTAGCTTCTATGTAACTACATTCGGCCTTGGACCTACAGTAGTATAATATTTCGCGAGTAAAGTTGCCTGCGCCTAAGCGTTCGATGTCTTGATTGAGTTCTATGTTGCTGCCGTAGTAGGTTTGCCAGTCTGATTCTATTTTGCCTTTGATTTTTTTGCGTTTCTTTTTACCGTTTTTTAATTTTACTACCTTATATGTTGTCCTACTAAATTTTGCTAATTTTTTTCCAATATATCGCCTACCGGTTGAGTTATTTGTGATCAAATAAACAAAACCGACACAATCTTCGGGCAATTCCGTGAGTTGAGTGTTTTCGTAAAGCCATACCATGGACTTATAGTTATCCAGGATCTTGAAATACTCATTAATTTGTTTCCCACCCCACAGCATACTGTTCGTCCACCACTGCACTGCTGCATTTTTGACTGCACTCTACCCAGGATTTGGTGGCATCAGTAAATCCCTGACTACATTTATTCCACAGTGGATCTGCAATGATTTCTTCAAATGTTCTGTTGTGCAAGCTCATGCTCTCGCGATGCTTTGCAAAAAAACTATCTTTCCACTGGATAGTTTTATCACCGTAGGTTAAACTATGATACGGGAAACTGACCCAGCTGCAAGGAAACACAACTCCTTCGGCATTAACATACACACCACGATTGCCAACCTCGCATAAAGGCGTAATAGGCTGGTCTTTGTACTTGTTACAAGTTTTAACGTACTGTAGACGGTTGTAGTCAAGATAATCGCCATTGTTTTGTTCTCGTCCGCTGATGTTTATAGTTTCACGTTCATATCTGTGAGTCTTACTAATAAACTCAGATCTGGGTTCCAATGGATCTGCAACGCCGCCATACCCGCCGTACACACTGCCAAACTTGGTACTATAAGTCCATTGCACAGTGTCCATTGCTAATTTTTGGGCCTGTGCTACAATGTTGTCCTGGTGATCTTGGTTAAACGCAAATATAATAGTGGCCCAGGCCAAAAACACATCTCGGTTTGTTTCGCGCACAGCCTGTATGCCTTGCATGATACTATCAAAATTGCTGTTGACACGATACAGGTTATTGCTGGCATCATCGTAGCCATCTATGCTAAAATTAATAGTGTCACGGTCGTTCAGCACACTGGCCAATTCTCTCCACCATTCAGATTTTTTATAACTACCGTTGGTGATAGTAAAGATGTGTATGTTTGGATTGACTGACTTGATATAACGACAAATTTCAATGTATTCTTTACAGTATATGGGATCACCTACATCACCGCACATGGTAACACGTTTGACTTGAGTGCGTAATCGTTCTTCTGTAAAAAACTTCTTTACAAAATCCAATGTCATGTTTTTGTTCAGCCACGGAGTATCTGGATGTTCGGTGCGTGGACAACGAGGACATTTGAGTGCGCATACAGCACTGGGCTCCAGGTGCCAGTGATAAAATTGCCAATTTAAAGCCATAGGTCTAGCCTTTTGATCATGGGATCCGCTGCCATAATTTTAATTCGTTCAGCAAGATCCGCCACCGGCATTTTGGTAATGTTTAAATGAGCAATCATGGCTGTGTCGATTGGGCCTGGATTAACAATTTTCATACTGCATCGTGCTGTGGCCAACATGGCATCGTGCATCATCTGCAGAGATTGCTTGTGTTGACGATAAGCCCAGTACTCATAATCAAGTGCCAGTTCCAGGCGTGGTTGAGTGATTACCTTGCTGCCCACAGTGACAATTGTTTTTGTTTTGTCGTATTTCCAGTGCTCAAAAAAGTATTCCAACACAAGTTCTTGTCCACGTCCATCATACGCACAGTTAACTACCATGTCGTAGTCCAAGAAGTCTACACCCCACAGATCTATTTTGTTAATATCGTGGCCACCAGACACCGACACGCATTTAACTTGGTGTTCGGCATACACGTTGGCCAAGGCTTGTGCCAGTCCAGTTTGTCCAGTTATTAGTATTTTCATGCTGGTTTTAACTCAAATATTTTTGCAGGAGTTTTTGTAAATTCACGGCTGCGTTCTGCTAATTTTTTAAGAATTAACAACTCTTCTTTGACTCTGGGCATAGGATAACCCAGTTCCACTGACAATTCGTGTATTTCTAAACGACGACGAATGCGCTCACGCAATGTGTTGCCAGGGTTCACGCCAGAAGTCCATCCGTATAAACTGTCAAATTTAATATTACTTTCTAAACTAAGTTCTAATTCATCAACCATGTTCATGATTGGAGTATGCTCATACAAGTGCATGGTAAATCCCCAACGAGCCATGAATATAGTGCCCATGTCTGCATATGTTTTGTAACGACGCAAGGCATCTAAATTGGCCTGGTGATCCTCTAGTGTTTCTGTTGGATAACCCACAATCATTAACAACACATTGGGAATATTCCAACGCCCACACTGCTCTAAATGATAATCAATATCTGCATCTGAAAACTTCTTTTTCATGTGTGTTCGTACACGATTACTGAAACTTTCAATGCCGGTGATCAACATTGTGCAACCTGCCAGATGCATGAGCTCATAACTGCGTTCACGCTGTTGACTACTGGGTCTGCAAATAAACTGCCCTTGATACTTGATTGGCGCCAATTCTGGACGCTGTTGCTTTCTATTATACAGTAGTTCGTTAAACTTGTCAAAGTTACTGATACTGCCGTTGATCAAACTGTCTGTAAACTCAAATTCAGTAATGCCATAGTCATCAAAATGTCGTTCCATTTCGGCCACAATATGTTCAGCACGACGATATCTAAACTGCGGCCAAGTAAGTTCAATGTCGCAAAATGTACATTTACGCACACATCCGCGACTGCCTGTAATTAATATCTTTTTATTTTGATAACGTGGCATGTCAAAATATTCATAAGTTGGCATGGGCAATGCAGTAAGGTCTTCAATTTGCACAGGATTATTACAGTTGATACCAGGATAATTGGCATTGCCTTTGAGCAGGCAATCCAGCGCAACTTCGCCCTCGCCAAAAATTACATAATCAGCCAAGTTGTTTTTTATAATATGCTCACCAAAGATTTCCTTGTTGCTGGCACTAATGTCGGTGCTAATGCCCGCACCCCCAACCACACTAGGAATGTCACTAATGGTAGGATACCAGTCTAGTACCTTGGCTGCAATACGATTGCTAAAATAACTAAACACACTAAAGCACACAAACTCTGTTTCTGCGTTGATGTTTTTTTGCAACTGCTCAACAAACACACGGCGAATTTTAATTTCTAAATCAGCAGGCAAGTGATCCATGGAAAAAGTTGACCACGATTCTAACATGTCCCAGTCATCGCTGGATAACTCATAAAACAAATCTAAATTGTAGTCAAAGATCTTGACATTGTAATCGTTTTCCTTGGCCACACTAGATAGTATGCTCAATGCAGCAGGCGGAAAGTTGGTTTCCACTTTGGGCAAAGATACCAGCACAATGTTTTTCATTTAAGGAACTCTTTTATTTCTTTAACTAATTCTGGATACAAGTTATTGATGCCAATATACTTGTCGTACATGTTTTCTGCAGACTTTTCCTCTATGGTCAAATGAGCAAGTCGTCCGGCAATGTCTTTATTTTTGTAATCTTTATAAAAGTTTTCGCCAATGGTAAACTCTAACTTATGATCTTGAACCAGTACATCAGCTAACCAGTAGTTTAACATATAATTGTTAAATCTCACAACAGGTTTAACACCATACGGTTTAAACTCTACTTCGACCACAGCCGGCAAACGATCAACAGTGCCGGTCAACACAGCGGTATTGGCCGACGCTGCCACAAGAGTCTGATTGACAAAAATCTTGATAGATTCAAGCGATTGGGTATGTGATACTTCAATGGTATTCATCTTAATTGTATTTCCTGGCGCCACTTATCTAACGCAAACGGTTGTCCGCTAGTCGCAGTACAACTATCACGACATATCTTTAATGGTGTTTGATTCCAAGACTGCCAAACAGCCTGCCACTCAGGCAAGGCATGTACTTGATCAAACACCTGGGGTTGACTGCGATTGTGGAATATGTTTCTTAATTCCTCGCCAGCAGCATCCGGATATTCAATCTTGCCCCCAATGTAACAACAAGGTACCCATTCTCCAGTGGCCATTAAATAAGCCTGCCCTGTGGTTTCATAATGGCATTCAATAGGGCCTGCCAACGCAACAGGTTCTGTGCTAATTTTAGTTAACCACTGTATTTTTTGTGTTACGGGGCGATCTGTATATTTAGTGCGGAACCAAGTGAATCCTAGGTCACGTGCCAGTTGTTCGGCCTCAGCAACTTGATGTTGGTTGTATTCAAACACCAACATGTCCCAATGGGCCGATCCTCCTGCATCAATAAACGCCGTTGCGTTATTGATAATCTTTGACCAATTGCTATTCCTGCGATAGATATGATTGGTATCTTCAAGTCCGTCTATGCTAAACACAGCATAGTCAAGCGGTCCGTTAAGTATGCCGGCCAATTCACGCCACCACGCTTCATTTCTTAAACTGCCACTGGTGTTAATACCTAGCACAATTCCTGGATTGACTGATTTAAACCAGCTAAAGATATCCAAACATTCTCGAGCCGCCGCAGGTTCACCGTAGTTGCCACACAAAAACATTTTGTCCAACTGCTTGACCCAATCAACCGGGCATAGGCGTTGTATATCAGCCAAAGATAACTCGGCCGAAGTCATTAATGGATTTGGCTCATCATCATGATAACGAGCACACTGTGGGCATGCTAATGCACAAGCGGTAGTGGGCTCAATTTGTAAAATTTTTTTAGTAGCAAGTTCGAACATCAAGCAATTTCAACATCCGTATTATAGCTGGTAAAGCCATTTTCCTTGACTACTTTAAGTATGTTTTCCACTCGCCCAGACAATTCATCTCTATGGCTTACTAGCCAAATTGATTTGTGCCGTTCACGGCTCATTTGCTTTAGCAAGGCCAAGGCATTTTCCACACCTTGTGTGTCCAATCCGTTGTCAATCATTTCATCAATAAACAAAATGTTGATAGGAGTATACAAACTTTCAAACACATCTCGGAATGCCCAACTCATACTTAGGATCAAGCGATTGCGCTCACCGCGACTCAAGTTATCAAAATCCAACTCGCGTCCTAGTTCTTCAATACTAACAGTTAAGTCGTTTTGAAATACCACAGTGTGTGGTAAACCAATACGATCCAGATAATGTGTTAGTCGTGCATTTAGATAACTTAAATTTTGTTCAATAATTTTTTTACGAATAAACGAATCTTTGTTGGTCAACAGTTTGAGCAAAAACTCTTGATGTTCTTGCAAGCGGGTAAGCTCGTTAAGTGTGTCATAATTGACTTCTTGCAGTGCTTGACTTTGCATGTCAGAAATTTGTTCTGCATAAGGATCTGTTTCCAGTTGTTTAACATCCAATTGTGTTTGTAGATTGGCCAAGTTTGTGCGATGCTGGATGGCATCTTCCTCTTGATCATAGAACCTGGTGGGTGGCTTGCCCAACTTACCCAACGCTTCAGATGCTTCTTGTAACGAAGCCAAGCCAACAACATATTCTTCATGACTTGTTGTTGCTTGAGCCAGCTCATTCTTTTTAGTTGTTAATACTTGTTCATGTTTGCTATCGTGAAACGCTTGCCCGCAAGTATGACAAGTATGTGCCTCTAAAGACTCAATTTCTTTTTTTAACTTCTTAATTGTTTTTTCTTCGCGATCTAAATCTAACTTGCCTCTACTGATAGCAGTGGAGAAATCGTTGATGTCCTTGCGTTTCTGCTCCCATAACGCATGATCCTTGTGTGCCTGTATTTCGGCATCAATATTAATTTCTTGTAAACTGGCCAAGGCAGACTGCAGCTTTTCTGTGTCTTCTTTGTGTTTGGTTATCCATAAGACTTGTCTGCGTTTAAGTGCTTCAATTTGCTCTTCGATACGCACATTGGCTTCTTGAATGGCACGACTGCGAAACTCTTCTTTGGTAATATCCTCTTTGGTGGTACGATTAAGTTCTTTAATTTTTTCTGCACGTTCTGACAACATGGTGATGCCCAACAACTGCTCAATGATTGTGCGTTGGCTGTTGGCATTTAAACTCAAGAAAGGCTCAGTATAAGTGTTCAAGGCCATGATATGCTTGAACATATCGTGCGACATGCCCAGGATGTCTTCAATGGCCTGTTGAGTTTCACGACTATCGCCTTGTGCGCTGTCTTCTACCTCTGTTTCTTTGTTGTCTATATAAAACTTTAATAAGTTGGGTTTGCGACCACGCTCAATACGATACTCTTGATTGCCCACTGAAAAGTCCAGGCTAACCAACATATTTTTGCCATTGGTTTTGTTTACTAGATTATCTTTACGAATATTGCTTAATGCTGTGCCATACAAGGCATAGCTAAGTGCATTGATAATAGTGGTCTTGCCAGTGCCGTTACGAGAACCATCGCCGCCCAAGTCTAAGTTTTCTCCCAGCACCAGGGTTAAATCTTGGCGATCAAAGTCAATGGCCTGGGTGCTGTTACCCACACTCATAAAATTACGAACAGTTAGATCTTTTATTTTAATCATAGTAAATTTTGTAGTTCCGGTAATACCTGCGCCAATGATTGTTTTCTATGAACATCCATTAGATTTGTTAATCTTTTAAATTCTATCAATTGATGACTGGTATCGTTGGACCACATATAGTTTAACACATTATTCCACTTGGTTGCAAGCATATCGGCACCATTGTTTCGGCACCATACCATGTGATTTTTTATTAATATATCCAGTCGTGTTTTGTGTTCCAGCGGTAATGTAGAAACAGTCAAATGATCTGGGCTAATCATGGTATTCAATGAAAATTTTAAAAGATTTAATATTCCGTTGGTATGCCATGTTTTTTGTAAATCAATTAAACTTGACACATTTAATAAGCCCACAGTTGAAGTCACGGTAAAATTTACATGTGGACATTCGGTTTTAACTAACTCTAAATTTGATTCAATGGTTTTCCAATTGCTTCCAGATCTAACATACTCGGCCACATCTCCAATGGCATCCAAGCTGGCGCCAATTGTAATATTTTTAAATTTCTTCCAAAGATCCAACACAGATATGTCTTGATATTGTAAAGTTGTAAAATTAGTGTTGTATGAAATTTCTAAATTGGTATTACCGCACCTGATAAGAGCCTTTAATATTTCGTAGTGTTCTACAGCCAACAATGGTTCACCACCGGCAAAGTATATCTTTTCAGCCAGCGGTAGATACTCTAATATTTCTGTCAGGCTAGATTTTCTTTGGCCAGAACGCAGAGCTGATTTTACTGAATTGGTATTACCAAATAATTCTGTTTCTTCCTGTGCAATGGCACTACTAAAATAGCCACTGCACATACG